ACCAATGGAACCAATGGAACCAATGGAACCAATGGAACCAATGGAACCAATGGAACCAATGGAACCAATGGAACCAATGGAACCAATGGAACCCTTTGGAACCTTTTGGATTCCAAAGGGTTCCAAAATTTTTTTTGGGTTCCAAACGTTCCCATATACAGAACCATAAGCAGAATCAGACTCAAACGCATACTCAGAAGCAGAAGCAGACAGCATCGAAACCGCGGGTGTGCAAAAACCTGTGGATTGTGGAAAACTCTGTGCAAAACTCATGTAAAGAAGGGGTTGAGCCGTTCGCTGCATCGATGCAAATGAGAGTTCAACCCCGAAGGAACGGCGAGAAGTAGGAGGATACTATGCAATCTGAGAAGGACCAAACTCGGAACCTGCTGTCAGCCTTTCGGCGGCAGCTCCGGCGCTGTGATGCCCAGCGGGCGCTGATCGCTGTCATGGAGCAGGGCGGGTTGTCCGGCCGCAAACCGGGCGGCGGTTCCGGGGGCGGCTTTGGCAACCCCACCCAGGGCGCGGTGCTGGCACTGGAACGGGAGCAGGAACGCCTGGAACGCTTAGAGCTGGGTCTGGTGTGGCGCAGGTGTATCTTGCGGTGTTACCTGGATATGGTAGAGGATCCAGTGACCCGCATAGTGCTGTATCTCCGGTACGTGGACGGCCTGACCTGGAAACAGATTGCTGTCCGGCACGGAGCCGGGGCTTCGGAGAGCGCCATGCGGATGCTGGCGGTACGTTACATGGATCGCCACCCGCTGACGGGGTTCCGTCTGAGCTGAACTCGTGCGCTTTGTGCGGAACAGATGTGCTATAATAGTACCATGTCAGATTAAACATAGGATTTCCTTTTGCTTCTTCATCAAGTCCTCTACGATTTGGAATCGGAACTCTGTGTCCTGGCATCGTCCCGCCGGAAGGATTTCCACCAGCCTATACCTGTCTCAACGGCGGGACGAATCTTCATCCTGGAGGGGCGCGCATGAAAGGCATGAAACCCGGTGCAACTGTTTTCCTTTGCCATCCTTGTGCCCGGTACGCGCGTCATTTCATGCGTGTCCTCCCCCATCGAAATCGAGGGGTTCACCGGTGCCAGAGCTGCGGAATGCTGTGTACCATCCAGGCTTATGATTTGGAGCCGCGCCGGCGCTATTACAGCTTCTGGGACACGGTGGAAGGTTGTACGCTGGGAAACTGCGCTCCGACAATCTGGAAGCCGGTTCAGCGGGCCTTTCTTGAGCTGCCCTACGAGGTGCAGCACGACATGGTCTTTGCCCCAAAATCGGAGGATGAATTTGAGCGGCGGGGCCTGTTCTGGCGGGATCTGCTGCTCAGCAACTGCTCCTATGAGGACGCAATGAGCGGTTATCAGGCAATCCTCCGCTGGTATGACCATATCAAGCGGTTGAGATTGGCATAGAATTTCTTTTACTTTTTCAAAGCAGTCGGAAACGGCTGCTTTTTTTGTTGTCTGAGGGGTGGTGAAGTTGCCGAATGAAAAGAACCTGATCCGTATGAGCGACTTGTCACCGGAGGAACGCCGGGCACGTGCCAGCAAAGCCGGCAAGGCCAGTGCAAAGGCCAGGCGAAAGAGAAAAGCCATGAAGTCAGCGTTAGATGAGCTGATGACACTGCCGCCAAACAGCCCAGAGGCACAGGCCGCGCTGAAGGGCATTGGGGCGCTGCTGGATGATGCGGACAACCAGACGGCCGTATTGGCCGGACTGATGAAGGCTGCCATGGCCGGGGATTTCAGGGCGGTCAAGGAACTGCGAAATATCCTGGGAGAAAGCAGAGACACTTCCGCAGAAAAAGCGGAACGTAAGGCCCGCACGGAGCAGCTGAAAGCGAAAACCGCAGCCCTCAAGGCCAGAAGCAGCACTGAGCCGGATACTGTGGAGAATGACGGCTTTTTGGATGCGATCAGCAGGAAGGCGGCTGAGGATTGGTGAAGCAAGCCTCTTTTCACTTCAAACCCTTTTCCAGAAAGCAACGGCAGATCTTCTCCTGGTGGACCGAAAGCAGCCCTGTGAAGGACGCGGACGGTATCATTGCGGACGGCGCGATCCGCAGCGGAAAAACCCTGTGTATGGCTCTGTCCTTTATCATGTGGTCAATGGAGAACTTCAACGGCCAAAGCCTGGGAATGTGTGGCAAGACCATCGGCTCCTTCCGGCGTAATGTGCTGAACGTGTTGAAGCAGACCTTGCCTGGGCGTGGTTATCACTACACAGACAAGCGGGCTGATAATCTGCTGGTGGTTACCCGTGGAGAGGTAACCAATTATTACTACATCTTCGGCGGCAAGGACGAAAGCAGCCAGGATCTGATTCAGGGCATTACACTGGCGGGGCTGTTCCTGGACGAGGTGGCCCTGATGCCGGAAAGCTTTGTCAATCAGGCAACTTCCCGCTGCAGCGTCTCCGGCTCAAAGTTCTGGTTCAACTGCAACCCGGCCGGAGCGTCACACTGGTTCAAAAAGAACTGGATCGATAAGCGGGAGAGCAAGAACCTGCTGCGTCTGAAGTTCTCCATGTCCGATAACCTCAGTCTGGATCCGGCCACCAGAAGGCGATATGAAAACCAATATACAGGGGCTTTCTATGATCGATACATCCGGGGTGAATGGGCTGCAGCTGATGGCCTTGTCTATGACGGCTTCTCAAAGGAGAAGAATGTCCCTGCCATGCTGCCAGACACAGCAGGTCCTTTTTATGTCAGCGTGGACTATGGCACCTTGAATCCCACCTGTTTCCTTCTCTGGCAGAAGGAGCGCAACGGGCAGCGCTGGTGCTGTCTGCGGGAGTATTATTTGTCCGGACGTGAAGCCCAGCAATCTGGACACGGCCGCCAGAAAACAGACAGTGAACTTGCCTCTGATATGGAGCAATGGCTGAACGGTATTCGCCCCCGGTCGATCGTTGCAGACCCTTCAGCTGCCAGTTTCATAGCAGAGCTGCGTATGCATGGGTGGCCTGTGCAGCAGGCAGACAACAGCGTGCTGGACGGTATTCGCAATGTCAGCACGCTGTTAAACAATGGACGGCTTCTGTTTTCTTCCTCCTGCCTTCGGACGCTGGAAGAGTTTACAGAATATGTATGGGACGAAAAGGCAAGCGCCAGAGGAGAAGACAAAGTGGTCAAAGAGCATGACCATGCCATGGATGCGATACGCTATTTTGTTTCTACTGTCCTGGTTAGAGGGACAGGCAGAGCAGTGCGCCGGCCAGAAGGAATGTAATTTGCGTAAATCGCGGAATTTACGCGGGAATTGCTGGTTTTTCCGCGATTCCTGCATTTTGAGAGGAAGTGATTACTTGATCCTGTACATAGATAGAGCTGAAGTACCGGACACAGAAGACATCAGCCCGCAGGTGCTTAGATACCTGATTGAACGGGCAGAAGAAGCCCTCAGCCGGTATCAGCGCCTTGATGATTACTACCTGGGTAAACATGATGTTTTAAGGTCCAACAAGTCCGGAAAAGATGTTCAGGTGGTGGTCAACTATGCAAAGTATGTCGTAGACATCACCAGGGGCTATTATCTGGGCGAACCCGTAAAATATGATGCAAACACCATCAGGAAGAATGGCAGTGCCGCCGGCGCGGGAGACGTGGAAGGCGTAGCTGCAGCTACTGATAATCATATTGACCTCTCCCCTGTCCTGGATTGCTACCACCGGCAACAGATCAGCGTCATTGACAGCAAGATTGGCAAGGGCATCGGCGTTTATGGAGACTGCCTTGAGCTGTGTTATGCCTCCACGGATGCGCAGCCCTGGCCGCGCAGTGCCTACCTGCCCCCTCAGAGCGGGATCCTGGTATGTGACACCACAGTGGAGCACAACAAACTGTTTGGTTTGGTGTGGGACAAGCGGGAGCGCTCCAACCGTCAGAAATACTATGCTGTGACTATCTACACAGAAAAGACGATCCGTTCCTATGAATGTCAGAGCCTGAGGACTGCTGCATTTGTACCGGTTGGTGACGTGACAGAACACTGGTTCGGCGCTGTGCCTCTGATCGCCTACGAGAATAACGATGAGCGCCAGGGGGATTTTGAACAGATTCTCCCTCTCATAGACGCTTATAACGGCCTGATGAGCAACCGCTTCACGGACAAAAAGAAGTTTGTGAACGCTCTGCTGGTATTCTATGGTCTGACTCTCAACGAGGATGACCAGAAAACCATTGCTGAGGAAAAGACCATTGACGGTGTGCCCAAAGACGCCAAAATTGAGTACATCCAGAAGACCTTTGACGAAGCATCGGTTCAGGTGCTGGCAGATGCGGCCGTGCGGGAAATGCACAAGATGACCCTGACCGTGGATATGAGTGATGAAAGCTTTGCCGGCAACAGCTCCGGGCAGGCACTGAAGCTGAAGCTGCTGACCATGAACCTGCTGGTGAAGAACAAGATCCAGCAGATGGAAAAAGGTCTGAAGGAGCGTCTGGCCCTTTATATCAACTGGCTGGTGACAAACCAGCAGATGAAGCCGGTCAGCGTCAACGAAGTAGACGTTGTGTTCACTGTTGCGACACCAATCAATGAGCAGGAACTGGTGCAGCTGGTACGGGACCTTCAGGGCATTGTGGACGATCAGACGCTGCTGGGTCAGCTGTGGTTCATCCGGGATCCAGCGGAGGCGCTGGAAAACATCCGGGAGCAACAGCAGGAGCAGCGGGAGGCCTATCAGTCCACCTTCGGCCCCGCCCAGACTGAAAAGGACGATGAGCAATGAGCCGCTCCAGTGACTACTGGCTGAAATGCGGGGAAGATCTGGAGAAGATGACCGACAGCCGGTGCCGGGTGTCGGCAAAAGAGATCTCCGGGTTGTATGACGGGGCGCTGGAAAGCATTCAGAAGCATATCAACCAGATCTATGGGCGATTTGTAAAAGGTTATGGGCTGACCCCGCAGCAGGCCCAGCAGCTGCTGACCCAGGAGCAGACCCGGGAGGTCCGGGAAGAGCTGCAGCGGCTGCTGGATCAGACCACTGACCCCATGCTGCAGCAGGCGCTGCGTGCCAGGCTTGACGCCCCGGCCTACGCATACCGCATATCCAAACTGGAAGCGCTGCGGGATGAGGTCTATTTTGACGCAGCTCAGATTGCAGAGGCAGAGACTCACTACCACGAAAGCCGGCTGGTAGATCTCTACCGGGAGAACTACTACCGAACCAGCTTCGACCTCAGCCGGGAAATTGGATACAATGTGCCTTTTGAAAAGCTCTCCAACCGGAGCGCTGCAGAGGCAATCCGGAGATACTGGACGACAGATCCGGAGCGTCTGGGTGCAAACTTCTCTCAGCGGGTTTGGGGCAATACCACCCAGCTGGCAGAAGATATGCGGGAGATTGTCACCCGGGGCCTAATGACCGGTCAGACCTATTCCGAGATGATCGAGGAGCTGACGGCCAGAATCGGGTCAGCAGAGTTTCATAAGGCCATTGCCGCGGACGGATCCACCCGGACGGTGTTGACGGGCAGCGGGGCAAAGTACCGAGCAGCCAGGCTGATTCGTACAGAGGGAAACTACATCTCCGGACAGGCCCGCATGGCTTCCTACAGAGACGCGGGCATTGACCGTTATACCTACCACTCCCTGCTGGAGCTGAAGACCTGCAAAGTGTGCGGAGGGCTGGACGGAAAAGATTTTCCGGTGTCGGAGCAGCAGGTGGGGGTGAACATGCACCCCATGCATCCACACTGCCGCTGCTTCACCGGCCCGTATCGGTCTGCAGAAGAGCTGCAGGGGCTGCAGCGTGCCGCTCAGACAGGGGTTACCAACTGGCAGCCCGTGCCTCAGGGGATGACCTATCAGGAGTGGCGCAAGAAGTACGTGGACAGCTCCCCGGACATGCTGCAGGCCGAAAAGCAGCAGTGGAAGCGCAAGAGTACCGCCCCTGCTGCGTCCAGCAAACGCAACTCCACACCTGAAAAGCCTAGGAAGATTGTGCCTGTGAAATATACGGATTATCTAGCTGCCCGGTCTAAGTTACGCTCAAGTTAATCTCAATCCAATCTCAATCCAATTCAGCAAATGGCCAGCAAGTTAAATTTTCACAAATAAGTAAAGAAATAACTTAAATTTTGTTGATTTCTTTATTTAACTTTGTCGAAAACTTTACTGAAACCTTTACTCAGCAAATGGCCAGCAAGTTAAACTCAAACCAATTTCACCCCAAATGTTAAGACTGGATTAAGCACGCTGCTTCCTGCACCGTGCTTTTTTCATACCAATTCTGAGAAGGAGGTATTTTCCGTGGAGAATCAGGAAATCCAGGAGCAGCAGGAACAACAGGAGCAGAGCCTTGAGCAGCTGCTCAGCAACAGCCCCGCCCTGCAGGAGCAGTACAACGCCATGCTGGAACGCAGCCGTCAGAGCTGGCAGCAGGAAGCGGCGGAGCAGCAGAGCGAGGCGGAGAAGCTCAGTAAGATGAGTGAGGCGCAGCGAGAGCGCTACCAGTTCCAGAAGGACAAAGCGGCCTTCGAGAAGCAGCGCTCCGAATTTGCCGCCTCTCAGCTTCGGCTCCAAATGGGAAGCGAACTGCAGAAGCGGGGCTTCAGTCCGGACATGGCCCAGTGGATCACCGGCAAAGACGCCGATACCAGCATGGCCAATCTGGAGAAGTTTGAGGCTGCTTTCCAGGCCGCCGTTCAGGCGAAGCTGAACAACACCATGCGGAGCAAGGTACTCCCCACTGAACCCCGTCAGAAGCTCCCCATGGATGACTTCATGAAGGGCTTTAACGGCTGATTAACTCAAAACATACAAAAGAAAGGATGACTTTAAACTATGGCTACGGATTATGCAAGCAAGTATGCCTCCGCAGTTGATGAGCGCTTTGCACTGGGCGCACTGTCCGGCGGCGTGACCAACAACGACTATGACTGGGTGGGTGTGGAGACAGTTAATGTCTACAGCGTCCCCACGGTTGCCATGAATGACTACGAGGCCAGCGGCACCAGCCGGTACGGCACCCCCACAGAGCTGGAAGGCTCTGCCCAGGAGATGAAGGTCACCATGGACCGTTCTTTTACCTTCACCATCGACCGCAAGAACCGGGATGATTCCATGATGGCCATGGAGGCCGGCAAGGCGCTCCGCCGTCAGATTGATGAGGTGGTCATTCCTGAGATTGATGCCTACCGGTTCGGCAAGCTGGTGTCCGGTGCATCTGCTGACAACGTCACCACCGGCGCAATCAGCAAGACCAACGCCTATGAGACCTTCCTGGGCTCTCAGGAGAAGCTGGATAACGCAAAGGCTCCGCAGGGCGGCC